TTATTGCGCGTTGCAGTCTTCCCCGGCCATTGCCAGAATCTTTTTGGCGTAAGCGATCGCTGCATCGCGCTCTAAATAGATGCTGCCGTCCTCGCTGAAAAAGGTGAGGAGGAACGTCTCGCTGTCTTTGCCAAATTCGATCTCGCAATTGCACTGATCGCGGCACTGGAAGTCAGCAATGATTCTGCCGTTTGGCTTGCCGTTAACTTCTTGCGACCGCATGTTGAACATCGCCGAGCCGTCCACGAAGTTCTCAGCTGTGGCGGGTTCTACTTCGACGTGGATCAGCTGCGCACAAAGTTCAGCGGTAGGCGCTTCGAAGCTATGCTCGCGGTAGAGGTGCATTTCTTCGCCGTCGGCGCTGTCGATGGCGTGGATGGCTGTTTTGTCGAAGGCCCAGCGTTGGCCTGTTGTGTCTATGAACGAACCGAGAATTTGCAGATGTTCCACTTGTTTATCCTCTTGTTTATTGGGGTGCCCGGTTAAACTTCTCCACCTCGGGCGGCGGTGGTATCTTGGTGGTTCTCACACAACCAAGAAGGAAATTGGTATGCGCGGAGTCGTTGTACACCACGAACGCCGGATCGGATTCATCGCTATTCGTGACAGCAGAGGAGAATTTGTCCTTGCTGAACTACTTGGCGGTTATGTTGTTGAAAAAGGTGACGTGGTATCTGGAAATGCCGATCATCACGGTTCTCAAACGTTGTTAAATGAAACTAGGGGCGAACGAATCAACGTTTTCATACAAGGCATTGGCATGACCGAAAAACAAACTATTCGGATGATCCAAAACACTCGTTAATCATTTCTCTGAATGCCCTGCAGTCTTGCAGGGTCCACTTACACTGCTCCGTGCTGATAATTCTTCCCGGCTCCTGAGCCAACTTCGGATCCGCTGAGCACTTAATGCCACGATTGGCGGCCTGCTCCATGCGTGAAACCTTTTCCAGAAGCTTTTGCTTAATGCTGTCCATCGCCTAAACCTCTTACAGATAGTCACCTGAGCGAATCATCCCGATCTTCATGCGCCTCGGGCGGCTACTTCGTGGGCGTCCTGCCTGTTCGCTGTTGATAGGGTAAATTTATGCGTTAAGTGCAAATGTGTCAATCGCTAATTATGCATAATTCGCAAATTAAGCGTATGCACATGATACATGGGGTGTTTTAGATATAAAGAAAAGCCCAGGAGTGACCTGGGCTTCTCTTTATCGGGGGGGGAGAGGTTGAGCTTAAAGTTAGGCGTGTCGTCTGATGTGCTGGGGCTGGCTACCGATAACTTTGCCTTCGATATGCAGCATGCTGATTTCCTCGGGAGAGATAGACCAGGCTTCGTACGCTTTGTTATCAGAAATAACTCTTAGTTCAAACTTGACTTTTTGGAGACGCTTAACGAAAAAATCACCATTAAAATCAAAAACATAAATACCATCACCATCGAAACTAGTTATTCTATTGTCAACAAAGATAAGATCATTCGGGTCGATCGTTCCCTCCATGGAATCGCCTCTGACATTAATCAGCGTAACAGAGCCCTCAGGACGCCCACCAAAAATGGCTTTGGCGTAATCAATGTCGTATTCAATTGAGTTAATGATTTCTACGACATCGCCAGTATAGGAGCCTGCACCGGCACTCGCAGAAACATCAAGTATATCAACTCTATACACATCCTTTTCCTTGGTATGAACCGGAATTGAATTGCTGTAATTATATACAGTATCTTCCATCTCATCAGTTTTGAAAAGGTCTGCGATAGAAACGCGTAATGCCTGCGCCACTTTCCCCAATGCGGCCTCAGTAAATGACTTCTGCTTTCCGGTTTCTAGACGAGAGACATTGCCGGCATCGCTATCAATAGCCTCTGCCAGTTCCGTGATTGTCATGCCGCGTTGTTGCCTTAGTTGGCGAATACGATTTCCTATGTTCATACAGTCATTACAAAAGCATTTTGCGTTTAATGCAAAGCGACTTGCGCAAATCCGTTGATGCATTTAATATGCTTAAAACGCAAATAAATGAGGTTATCATGAAAACTCCGCTTAGACAGTTGCGTCTTGAACAAAAAAAGACAATTCAAGATGTTGCTAAAGCTACGAATATCGATGTAGGAAATCTCAGTCGAATCGAAAGAGGGATGCAAGTTACATCTCTAGAGATAGCTGAAAAGTTATCCAAGTACTTCGGCGGAGAAATCAGTGAAATGCAGATTCTCTTTCCACAGCGTTTCCTTGTTTCCGATGATGCTAACGAATCTGGGCGAAACAGTTAACTACCAAGGGAAAAACAACATGGTAGAGCCAAATCTGAAAGAAGTAGTGAAGGGCATGTGTAAGGCGTTTGCTGGTGGCCGTTCGGCGATGGCTGGCGCCCTGGGCATGACCGAAACGGCGTTCAACAACAACCTCTACGAGAAGAACGGGTGCCGCTTCTTCGAGATAGGGGAGCTGGAAGCGATGGAGGACATATCCGGTACCAATCTGCTGACCGAGTATTTTGCCCGGCGGCGCGGATTGCTGTTGGTGGAGCTGCCTGCACTGGAAGAACTGGATCAGGTGGAGTTGTTCAGCAAGAGCATCCGCACGGCGGCGCATCGCGGCCATGTGGATCAGATCATTCAGGAATCGTTGGCAGATGGAGTCATTGACGACAAAGAAGCCGCCGAGATCATGCGTCATCACCGCAGGCATTTGCAGGCGCGAGACGCAGAGGTTAGGGCGGTGCTGGCGCTATTTGGCAAGAAGGCCAAATGTCAGAAAGGTTGACGCCCAAAGTTGCAGCTCTGGGCGTCGGGGTGCGAATAAATCGTGTGTGGAGAAATAATCGCATGGGCAATTTAACCAGAAAACCTATGGTGCCGCAAATACGCTGCCGGGCAATGCCGGGCGGTAAATCAGCTGCGCCGTTCCGGTATGAGGTAAATGTACTGGGCCAATGGGAACCCAGCAACTACCAGTTCGCGCGCTGGGTGGTAGATGGTGGGGCTCAATTATGCGGGGTGGGCCATGACTAATCTGCCTGCGTCCGAAATCACAATGACTAGCCTCGAGCTGGTGGACTACATCAATGCCGATCGTGCTGAAAAAGCCAAAGACGCAGGGGCGGAGTTTCCAAGCAAAGGGCATGCTGAACTCAAGCACAATGACTTCTTGAAGAAAGTCCCTCGGGTGTTGGGTGAAGCAACATCAGGGAAATTTTTCCTTGATGATATTTTCACCGCTGGGAACGGCGCACAGGCCGTTCGCAAAATTTACCGTTTCCCTAAGCGTGAAGCCTGTCTGATGGCGATGAGCTATAGCTACGAGCTGCAGGCGAAGGTATACGACCGAATGACAGCGTTGGAAGATCGGCAGATCGTTGCGTTGCCAGCGGCAAAAGAAGATCAGGTTAAATGCGGCCTGCTAATTCTCGAATCAGCTACCAAACTTTTGAACCTGTCCAATTCCTCCCGCCTCGGTGCGCTGCAGCGCCTGCAAGAGTTCGCCGGTGTCCCTGCGCTGATGCCTGCTTATGCAGTAGACGCGCCCTCAGATGCTGCTGACGGCTCCAGCCGTTCTACCGCAGCGCTGACGACGTTGCTTAAACGTCATGGTTCAGAGCTCAGCACGCCAAGCGCCAACGCCATACTCGAGCGTCTGGGCATTCTGGAACGCAAACACAGGCCAAGTACGCGCCATGGCACCAAGCAGTTCTGGAGCGTTACCAGTGCAGGTCTTGTGTATGGCAAGAATCTGACAGATCCGCGCAGCCCGCGTGAAACCCAGCCGCATTTCTACGAGAGCCGCTTTCCGCGTCTGCTGCAGCGCATCTATGACGAATGGGGGCATGGCTAATGGCGGCTAAATACCCCGAGATCGGCACAAGCTGGCGCGATAGGCATGGCCACGTCGTCATCATTACAGGCCATGACACTGAAAAAGAAATAGTTATTTATAAACGCCCTGGATATGACTGGCCGTGCGTTTGCCCGCTGTTCATCTTCATGGCGCGCTTTACCGGAGTTGCAGTATGAGCAGAATTTTTGAGGTTGTTCAGGCCATGTCTGGGCAGAAGAACTGCATAGTGATCCCTGGCCCCTATCTGGATTATTTCGCCGGTGATCAGCAGTCCTTTGCCCTGGCTGCCGTACTGAATCAGCTTGTGTTCTGGACAGGGAAGTCATCACAGGATGATGGCTGGTTTTACAAGACGCATGAGGAACTTGCAGGCGAACTGCGCGGAGTCAGCGAAGATCAGGTTCAGCGTGTGGTGAATAAGCTGCGCACTAAATATTTACCGGGAGTCATTGAAGTCTCATTGAGGAAGGTAAACGGCACGCCGAAGAACCATTATCGCATTGACGGTGACAAGCTGATCGGCCTGATCTTCCCACCGCTGGTGGACTCCGCAGAATCACGTAATGGAAAACGCGAAACTACGGAATCGACTCCGCAGAATCGCGTAATGGATTCCGCAGATTCACGTGAACAATGCCGCGAAACTGCGGAATCTTATCTCTATACAGATCACTACACAGATCACCACAAACAGATCAAAAACCCTTGTCAGTCGGACGAGCCGACCGACGAAATTGTTTCCCCTGATGAATTGGTCTTAACCCATTTCAACAGCACCACCAACTCGGATTACAAGGCTGGGAAAACCACTATGGGTTACATCCGGGGCCGTTTGGCCGAGGACTACACCGCCGCTGACTTGATCCTGATCGTTGACTATCTAACCGCCAAATGGCTGAACGACCCGAAAATGAGCGATTACCTGCGACCAAAAACCCTGTTTGGCCCAGAGAACTGCGCTGAATATTTCGAGAAGGCAAAAAAATGGCGTGAAAGCGGACGACCGGCGTGTGTCGATGGGAAATGGCTGAAGCCTGGCCAGGCTGCCGACGCTGGTGATCACTCCGAGCGAGACGCGGCTTATCTGCGTTTTCTCGGGCGGAAATTGCAGAAGAAAAATCCAAGCGCTCTTGAAGAAATGGTTCGCGGCGAAGCCAGTAAGGCGGGCGTTCGATCCAGCCGAAATGCTGATTATGCCGTATCAACATGGAACCGCATCTGGGCCGACTGTGCTCAGCGCCTGAATGGAGGAAAAGCAGCGTGAACAATTTAACGATCTCCGTTGACGTGTTTGAGAGCGAACGCATCAACAGCGGCATTCGCAAGCTGGTGCTGGCGGGAATGCTTAAGGACAACCCTGAAACCCAGATGGGCCGAGTTATTCAGGCTGCTGTGGGCGCGCAATGGATGACGCTGCGCAAGCTGGAAAGAACGGTTTTCATGATGTTTTTCGTGGCAGATACCCAAGCGGCGATCAGCGCGCGACTTAGGGAAGTGGATCCAAAAACACACGGATTAATCAAAGAAAAGCGAACTGTAAAGGATCCCGAAACGGGCCGGCCTGTCTATTTCTACCGGCTGGTGGCCGCCACTGAAAAGGAGAAAGCAGCATGAGTCAGTATTGCGAAAAGCTAGCTGCGCTGCGGGCTCAGCCTGCCCATGAGTTGAAAGAGATTGGCGATCAGTGGCGCACCACCGACGCGCTGTTTTGGGGCATCAATGCCATGTTCGGGCCGCTGGTGCTGGATCTTTTTACCGATGGCGAAAACAGCAAATGCGCCTCGTTCTATACGGCTGAGGATAACGCATTAACCCAGGACTGGTCGGCAAAGTTGCAGGAACTGAACGGCGCCGCCTTCGCAAACCCACCGTATTCCCGCGCGCAACAGCATGAAGGGCAGTACATCACCGGCATGGTTCACATCATGGCCAAGGCGATGGAAATGCGTGAGAAGGGTGGGCGCTACGTCTTCTTGATCAAGGCTGCCACATCTGAAACCTGGTGGCCGGAAAAGGCCGACCACATAGCATTTATCCGCGGTCGTCTGGGCTTCGATCTGCCCCTTTGGTTTGTCCCGGCGGACGAAAAGCAGGTGCCGACAGGGGCATTTTTTGCGGGGGCGGTTGCCGTCTTCGACAAAAACTGGCGCGGCCCGGCATCTGCTTACATCAGCCGCAACCAGCTGGAGGCTCAAGGCGCGGCATTTCTGGCGCAAATTCGCCGTGAGGCATCGCGCCTGGCACCGGCTGATATTGCTGTGCAGCAGGTTGAAACCGCAAACACGGTATGGCCGAAAGAGGTGCTGTTCCTGCTGCAGCAGGTTGATGGGGTGGATCAGCTGCATGAGAGCCTGCGCCAGAAGCTTTGCCAGCATATCAACCGCTTGAAACTCGAGGGCATGCAGGAGCCCGAGATCGTCAACACCATTAAAAACTTGTCCATCGCTATGGGAGCAGCAGCATGATCAATGAACTGATTGTCGATAATTTCGCTGGTGGCGGTGGCGCTAGCACTGGTATTGAGATGGCCACCGGCCGCAGCGTTAACATTGCGATCAATCACGATGAAAACGCCATCGCGATGCACGAAACCAATCACCCCGAAACGCTGCACTACTGTGAGTCAGTCTTCGATATCGATCCTGTTGCGGCAACTTGCGGCCATCCTGTGGCGCTGGCGTGGTTCAGCCCGGATTGCCGCCATTTCAGCAAGGCCAAGGGCGCCGCTCCGGTTAAAAAAGAGATTCGCGGCTTGGCGTGGATCGTTGTTCGCTGGGCATTGAAGAAGCAGCCACGCCTGATCCCATTGGAGAACGTTGAGGAGTTCAAAACGTGGGGGCCGCTAGTCACCGATGCTAATGGCAATGACTACCCATGCCCTGACCGTACAGGTGAAACGTTCGCGGCATTCGTGGGCATTATGTCCACTGGCGTCAGTGCTGATCACCCAGCCCTCGCTGAATGCTGTGAAGTCCTCGGCATCGATGTTGGTAGCGAAGATCACCAGAAGCTGATCACCGGCCTGGGTTACGATGTGGAATACCGTGAATTGCGCGCATGCGACTACGGCGCGCCAACGATCCGCAAACGCTTCTTCATGCTGATGCGTTGTGACGGTAAGCCGATCGTCTGGCCGGAGCCAACCCACGGCGATCCGAAATCACTCGAGGTGCAAAGCGGTAAGTTGAAGCCCTGGCGCACGGCGGCAGAGTGCATCGACTGGTCTATCCCATGCCCGAGTATCTTTGAACGTAAGCGCCCGCTGGCCGAAAACACCCTGCGTCGCATTGCGCGCGGCATCCAACGGTTTGTGATCGACAGCCCCAATCCATTCATCGTGAAATGCAACCATACCAGCACAAAGAGCAGCTATGACTGCTTCCGTGGGCAAGCGCTGAATGAGCCGCTGCAGACCATCACAAAAACCCATGGTTACGCGTTGGTCACGCCGATGATCGCTGGTGCCGGCGGTTCTGAATATCAGGCAAAACCGCGTGGCGTCGATCAGCCGATGCACACCGTTCTGAAAGAGTCGAGAGCCGCGTTGGTGGCGCCAATAATTGCGCGTCAATTTGGGAAAAGCGTTGGGCATGCTGCCGATGAACCAAACGGGACGATCACTGCTGGTGGTGGCGGCAAGAGCCAGCTGGTGGCCGCTTTCTTGGCGAAACACTTTGGCGGCAACTACACCGGCCCCGGCGCTAATCTGTCGGAACCAGCGCATACAGTCACCACTGTCGATCACCATGCTCTGGTCACCTCAAACCTGATCAAATTCCGAGGTACCTGCAAGGATGGCCAATCACTGAATGAGCCGATGCCGACGATCACCGCCGGCGGTCTGCATATCGGGGAAGTCCGGGCGTTCCTGCTGAAGTATTACGGCAACGAGAAAGAGGGGGTAAGCCTTGAAGATCCTCTGCACACAGTAACGACGAACGACCGGTTTGGCCTGGTCACAGTAGAGGGCATCGACTACCAGATCGTTGATATTGGCATGCGAATGCTACAGCCGCATGAGCTCTACGCCGCGCAGGGGTTCCCGGAGTGGTACATCATCGATCAGGACTACAAAGGCAAGAAATACGCAAAAGACAAGCAGGTCGCGCGCTGCGGAAACGCTGTACCTCCGCCATTTGCTGAAGCTTTGGTGCGCGCCAATCTGCCTGAGCTTTGCGTCGATCGCAAGGAGGTGGCTGCGTGAGAATGCTGCTCACTCCTTACCTGCAGCGTGATCTGGGCGTGGTGATACTGCGCCCCGGTCGTGACCTGCTGCATTATTTCAGCGGCCAGCGTCGGCTGCTTATTGCCAACGAACCAGAAGAGTTAAAACCAGTCCCATCGGGTTTGCTGCCGGTAGCTGATCAGGGCTTGGCAAATGATCCGCGTCTGTCGCCATTCTTCCTGCATGAGCGAGTTATTGGTGCTGCTGGTGGTGTTGCGGCGCTGCGAGAGTGGCTGAGCCGCGGTACCGAGTGCCAGTGGCCACATGGCGATGGTTATCACCATCACAACATGGATATTCTGGATTATGACGGCTTGCCGGTACGTCTGTGCTGGCATCACGAAAACATCTTGAGGGAGCAAACGCACGCCACACTGGATCTGCTTGCGGCACAAAACGTCGCGGATTGGCTGGTGTACCGGGCTCGGGTTCACTTTCATTTTCGGGAAGACCACCAACTGAGCCTGCCGGAATTATGCTGGTGGGCCGTGCTGAAAGGGGTTTCCGATCTGCTGCCTGATTCTGTGGCGCGTTCAGCACTACGCCTTCCACCAGCGCCAGTCGAAACAGGTACGCGTAAAGAGGCGGATATCGTCTGGGATAAGGAGCCGAAGGCGATCATCCACGAGAGCGTGGAAAAAGTTAAGCCGGCGTTGCTCGTTGATGTTGACGAGGCACCACCGGAGGGATTCATGCTGCGACCAAAGCTGACCCGCTGGGTATGCGAAAAATACACTCAATGGGTGAAATCGCAGCCGTGCTGCTGCGGTTGTGGGCTACCGGCAGACGACCCGCATCACATCATCGATCACGGCCTGGGAGGTACTGGCACCAAACCTCACGACATTTTCACCATTCCTCTTACCCGTAAATGCCATGGCGATCTGCATAAGGATGTTGCGGCATGGGAGGCCAAGCATGGTAGCCAGCTATTCCACCTAGTGCGCACGCTGGATAAGGCATTTGGGATTGGGGCGATCAGCACGGCAAACAAACGCGGAGCAAAACGATGAATCAGCAATATATTGAGTATGTCCGCGGCGAACTGTCTGTGGCACTGGCGGATATTCAGCGGTCTGGTAAAGGGCAGCTGGCGGCATTCGAAGAGAATTCATTGGGAGACACGACCCGCCACAAGCGCAAGCGCCTGCGCAGCGTGGAACTGGATGGCCGTAAAGTCTGTCGAGCTGTGGATCCTATGCACTGCACGGAAACTCGAGTGAACAAGAAACCAATGCCGCCGTTGGATGAACTGACCTACATCACCGCGTCATGGCGCCGCGCCGTTGGAATGCTGGAAAATCACGAGCGGGCATGGATCCGATATTGCTACGCCAATGATCTCGATTTTAACGGCCAGGTGGTGATCTGCCGCCATATTTGGGATCTGATGCAGGAGTCGCTTGCTGGAAAAAGAATCACGAAGAAGGTTTGCAAACGTCTGGAAAGCCTGGTGTGGTTGGCGGTTCAGCAGGCAGCACATAACCGCGGCGCAGTAATCGGGCGTGAATACAGCCACACGCAGCTGGCTGAATTGTCGGGAGTAAATAAGGCCACATGGTCAGAAATCTACAGCGGCCACTGGCAGACGCTGATATCGATGGTGGAAACCCTTGATGCAGGATCCTTGCAGTGTACTGCTAAAAAAAGGATCGCGACGCGTTCAAAACTTTTAGCATCATGATAATTGCAAAACCGAACAAAATGAGCCATATTTAAGGCTAATTTGATATTTTGCCAGAATTGCAAATGGCGCAAAACCTCGCTTCGGCGGGGTTTTTTATTTCTGGTTTGTGAAGTGGGCGGCGATCAGAGTGTTACTGCACGCTGACCGCCAGGCGCTCATGTCGAAGAGTCACAAGCAACCTTTGCCCGTGCTGCTATGAACAGCAGAACGAGCCTACCAAACAAGGGCGCTTATGATCTCCAGTACCTGTCTTGTCAACGCTGACACACTCGAATACATCAAAACCCTGCCTGATGACTGCATCGACCTGATAGCAACGGATCCTCCCTATTTTCGGGTGAAGTCCTGCGATTGGGATAATCAGTGGAAAAGCGAGGCCGATTATCTGGCCTGGCTGGATTCGCTGCTGGTGGAGTTTTGGCGCGTGCTGAAGCCGAATGGCAGTCTTTACATGTTTTGCGGTAGTCGGCTGGCATCGGATACCGAGCTGCTGGTGCGCCAGCGGTTCGACGTATTGAGCCATATTGTGTGGGCGAAACCATCCGGCGCGTGGAAACGGCAGCACAAAGAAGGGCTGCGCGCGTTTTTCCCGGCAACGGAGCGGATCATTTTCGCTGGCCACTATGCAGGCCCACTGCAGCCAAAGGTCGATGGCTACGCAATAAAATGCGTAGAGCTGAAACAGAACGTCTTCAAGCCCCTGATCGACTATTTCAAGTCGGCTCGGCAATCACTGGGTGTATCGGCGAAAGAGATAAACGAGGCGACGGGCCGGCAGATGGCCAGTCACTGGTTTAGCGAAAGTCAATGGCAGTTACCGAGCGAAGCGCAGTACCTCAAGCTTCAGAAGCTTTTCGATCGTATCGCTAAAGAGAAGCAACAGGCCGGCGGATTGAAACGACCGCATCACGATCTCGTTCGTGAATACAGGACGCTTAACCGCGAATACCTGGAATTGTGCCATGAGTACAAATCGCTGCGGCGCACTTTCACGGTAACGGCTGCGGTTCCCTATACCGATGTTTGGCATTATCCGCCGGTGGCGTTCTATCCCGGTAAACACCCATGTGAAAAACCGGCAGAGATGATGGAACACATCATCAACGCCAGCAGCCGGCGAGGCGATGTGGTGGCCGACTTCTTTATGGGCTCCGGCTCAACGATAAAAGCCGCTATCAAACTTGGCCGGATCGGTTTGGGGGTAGAGCTTGAGAAGGAGCGGTTTGAGCAAACACAAAGAGAGATCTTCCCGTAATTGAACCCTGGCCTAAGTGCTGGGGTTTTTCGCATTTAGCCTCCTTGCCAAAACAGTCAACCACTGCGCACACATCCTGTCATCGAGTGACTACGGCGGGAGGCTAAACCCCATCCACTACCCGATGATCGGGCCAAGCCCCGACAAGGGGGAGGTATGAAAATCATGCCGGAGAAAATCACCACGTTCATTTCTTACTGCACCTCTGCGACGTTGGTGTGTGGAGGTAGCATTTTGCAATGGCTTCATGACCTCGACTGGAATCAGGTTGCGGTAGTTGGCGGCTTCGTGATCGGTGCAATCACTGCTGTGATGAACTTCTACTTCAAGCACCGCCAGACAAAAGCCTATGAGAATGCCCTCAAGGCCGGTTATGTCACACCACCGCCGGCGGAGGACTAAGCATGGCGATAACGGCCTCTTTAAAGAAAAAACTAAGTGCTGCTGTTGCTGGTGGCGCTATGGCGATAGCCGCGGTGTTGATCCCCTCGCTTGAGGGCGTCGAATACAAGCCTTACCGTGATGTTGTTGGCGCGCTGACGGTCTGTTATGGCCACACTGGGCCAGACATTATCCCCGATAAGACGTACACCGAAGTCGAATGCAAAACGCTGCTGGATAAAGACCTGCAGCCTTTCGCCCGTTCGGTAGAGCGTTCGGTGAAGGTGCCAGCCAGCGAATACCAGAAGGCGGCGCTGATCAGCTTCAGCTACAACGTCGGCGTTAGGGCTTTCGAGTCATCAACGCTGCTGAAAAAGCTTAATGCTGGTGACAGCCGTGGCGCCTGTGACGAAATGAGGCGTTGGAATAAAGCTGGTGGCAAGGTCTGGAAGGGGTTGATTAACCGCCGTGAGGTTGAGCGCGAGATCTGCAACTGGAGCCAATAATGAACCGATTAACGACGGCATTGGGTGCCGGTCTGCTGATCATCGTCATTGTGCTGGCATGGCTGGCGTTTTACTTCCACAGCAGCGCAGTAAAGGCCGGTGAGAAGGTTAAGCAGCTTCAGAGCGATAACAGCCTCCAGGCGAATACAATCGCCACACAGGCTTTTCAGTTCCAGCGCGCCAACGAAATCAGCAACGCGGCGACTCAGTACGGTATCAACACCGACGCGGCCACACAGGGGAAAGAAATTGAATACCGGACGATCCTCAAGAAACAGCCGACGTGTGATCTGGCTGTGCCTGCCGCTATTGCTGGTGGGCTGCTCGACTACACGCACAGTCTACGTTCCCGCGCAATGTCAGCCGATACCATCGTCGCTGACGCAACCGGTGCTGGCGCCACTGCCTCCGGCACCCTGACATACTGTCAGGCGGTGCTGTGGATTGATCCGCTGCTGGCGGCGCTCGACAAGGCGAACAACCAACTGCTGGCAATACGCCGGCTCGAAGAAGAGAGAAAACGATGAGCAAGATTGTACTGACCCTGGAACAGATTAAAGAGTTGGCGCGCTTCGCAGAAGAGGAAGGCCAGCCGTCCTACACCATTACCACCGGCACGATTCCAGCGTTTGAGGCTGAGGATGGCGAGATGGTTGCGGAGTACAACGGCCTGATCGCTTACTCGGACTCGGAAGAGCACGGCGTTCTGCAACTGGCCTAACGGCATTACAGGTGGCATTCACTGAGTGCCATCGATAATGCTGAGTTATAATCCTCATACTTTCAATGGTAGGAGGCATTATGAAGTATTGCCCTAAATGCGGTTCTTCTGCTGTATCTAAGGATAAGCAAAGAGGCGGTTGGACAGGTGACTATATCTGCAACGGATGTGGATTCAATAACGCGCCGAGCGAGTTCTTATCTGAAAAAGAGCATAAGCGCAGAAAAAGCTCTGGGGCTTTACCTGGCTCGCATACTGATAACTGAACGAACCCGCTCCGGCGGGTTTTTTATTGGAGGTGAGGATGGCAGGTTTAAAAGAGCTGTCGGCTCAACTCCAAAGCGTACGAAAGCAAATCCCGTTTGCTACGGCGCAGGCACTGACAAGCGTCGCCCGAAAGATAGAGGCAGCGGAGAAAACCGCGTTTAAGCGGCATCTGGAAAACCCCACACCGTTTACAGTCAACTCGGTTAAATCGTTCGGCGCCCGGAAAAGCAACCTGAAGGCCAAGGTGTTCGTGATGGACACCGCCGCGAGCTATCTGGAGCCGTTCGAATTTGGTGGCCAGCATAAGCTGAACAGCCAGGCGCTGTTGAACCCCAAGAACATCAAGCTGAACAAATACGGCAACCTGACGCGCAACAAGATGGCGCAGCTGAAGGCTAAAGATGACGTGTTCATTGGCGCTGTGACCACCAAATACGGCGAGAAAGTCAACGGTGTATGGCAGCGGCAGAAAGCCAAAAAGGTGAAAAAGGGCAAAGGGCGCCGGCGTAAACGCTCTGCCAATGGCACGCGGCAACCTCGCATCCAGCAAAGAGCGCCAAAGCTTCTTATACGATTCGGTGACGCGCTTCCCGTTAAGCCAACGCTTGGCTATTTCGACCGTGCGCAGGCTATGGCGAATGCCTTGATGCCGACAGAGCTGAGCAGGGCTATGGCAGAGGCGATGCGAACAGCAAAATGATCGGCGATCACCCTCGGGGGAGGCTACAGAAAAAAATGGGTCCTTCCTGGCACTTTTTTATCTCACGGGCATTGCGCGCCGCGTTCTGCGTCTAGCTATCAACTTTTGAAATTTGGGTAACAGGTAACACCTGAGGTAACAGATGAACCAGTCAGATTTTGCCAAACTTCACGGCGTCAGCCGAAAGACGGTAACGACCTGGAAGGCCCGCGGCTGGCTGGTTCTGGCCGGAGACGATATTGACGTTGAAGCGTCGAATGCGAACATCGAGCGCTTCCGAAAAACTGTTACCCGACCAGAGAAAAAACCGGCAGGTAACAAGCAGGGTAACAAAACAGGTAACAGATCCTCGGGTAACAAGTCAGGTAACAAAAACGATAAGGATCTGGCCGAGTCTCCGACGGAAACTGTTAAGCGGATGATCGCCGAGCACGGCGTGACGATGACGCTTGATGAAGCGCGCCAGATGAAAGAAAACTTTCTCGCGTTGCTTACCCAGCTCGAGTACGACATTAAATCCGGGCAGGTGCTGCCGTACAAAGACATGATCGAGGCCGTAGGTAATGAATACGCCCGCATGCGCACCCGTCTCATTGCGATTGCTCCTGAACATGGCCCCCGGTTACGGGTGCTGGCTTCTACCACCAACGACGCGGAGTTTGTCCAGGCACTGCAGGAGGTGGTTTACGAGGCGATGGAGGAATTGAGCCTTGATGCAGATAACAACCGAGGAGAGAACTAACGCTGCAGCCTGGCAGAATTTCACCGGGGAGCTGCGCCAGCGTCGCTCCGATGTTCGCCCGCCCGAACCACTGTCACTGAGCGAATGGGCTAATAAATACGCGGTGCTCTCGAAAGAAACCAGTGCGCAAACGGGCCGATTCCGGTCTTTCGCGTACCAGGATGGCATGATGGATGCCATTACTGATCCGGCGGTGACGCAGGTGTCGGTGATGAAGTCGGCGCGCGTCGGCTACACCAAAATCCTTGACCACGTTGTCGGCTATTACCTGGCGCATGACCCGTCGCCGATCCTCATTGTTCAACCGCGTGTTGAAGATGCCGAAGATTACAGTAAAACCGAGATCGCGCCGATGTTGCGTGATACTCCGGTGCTGGCGGAAATCTGTGGTGATCCAAAGGCCAAGGACAGTAATCAGACCATCCTCAAAAAGACCTTTGCCAACGGCGCCAATTTGACGCTGGTGGGGGCAAATAGCCCCGGCGGTTTCCGCCGTATTACATGCCGGATCATCTTGTTTGACGAAGTTGACGGTTATCCGTCCGGCGGCGCCGGGGTGGAAGGTGATCAGATTGCACTGGGCATTAAGCGTTCCGAAACATTCTGGAACCGCAAAATTGCCCTGGGTTCGACGCCAACGGTGAAAGGCACCAGCCGGATTGAAAAGGCGTATGAGGAAAGCGATCAGCGCCGCTATTACGTCCCGTGCCCGCACTGCGGTGAATTTCAGGTACTGGAGTGGGGTGGCCCTGAGACGCCATACGGCATCAAGTGGGACAAGGATGAAAATGGAGAAGGCATCCCAGAATCGGCATATTACGTCTGCCGGCATAATGGTTGCGTGATCCATCATAACGAAAAGTCGGGCATGGTGAAGCGCGGCGAATGGCGCGCAACCAAACCATTTAAAGGGCATGCGGGTTTTCACATTTGGGCGGGTTACAGCCTGTTCCCGAACGCGGCCTGGAAATATCTGGTGGCTGAGTGGCTACGGGTGAAAAACGATCCGCTCATGCGTCAGACCTTTATCAACCTGGTGCTTGGTGAGCCGTATGAAGACCGCGGCGAAAAAGCGCTGAGCGAAAAACGCTTGCTGGAACACTGTGAAGTTTATGCAGCGGAAGTGCCCGACGGCGTGGCGGTATTAACAGCCGGCATCGATACCCAGGATGGTCGCTTTGAAATTGAGGTGACGGGTTGGGGACGTAATGAGGAGAGCTGGTCGATTGCCTTCGACGTGATTGAGGGCGATCTGGAAACCAACGAACCGTGGCAACGCCTCGATGCGTATCTCAAGCAGGTATGGCGCCGGGCTGACGGACGTGGATTCACGATCATGGCAGCCTGCATGGACTCCGGTGGCCACCACACCCAGAAAGTTTACGAGTTTGCCAAAGAGCGCCTTGGCCGCCGAATTTGGGCGATCAAGGGCGAATCGGCGCGCGGTGGTAAACGTTCGCCGGTTTGGCCGACGAAAAAGCCAACGTCCAAGTCAAAGGCCAGTTTCAAACCAATCATCATTGGGGTGAATGCGGCCAAGGATACCATCCGCGGGCGACTGCATATCGATCCGCCTGCACCGGGTGAGCCTGCGGCCAGTTACATGCATTTTCCGGCAGACCGTGACCTGAACTATTTCAGCCAGTTGCTGGCAGAACGTTCGGTATTGAAGGTGTCCGGCGGCCAGCGTTACCGAGTTTGGGAACAGCTTCCAGGCAGGGCAAACGAAGCGCTGGACTGCAGGGTGTACAGCTATGCAGCCCTGTGCGGCCTGTTTTATCTCGGTTTAAAGCTGAATCTGCTGGCGGACAACATCGCGATCAATCCCGATCGCCTGTTGCCGGCGCCGCAGCAGCCGGAGGAAAAACAAAACCTTCGACTGCCTGGCGTCATCATTGAAGAGCCGGAAAAACCGAAGCGCAAGCGCCTGTCACAACTTTTGCCATCATAAGGATCCCTATGTTTAACCGTAACACCAGCCTGCTGGCCGGTGCGATGACGCCTGCGCAATTGCAGGACGCATTGGCAAAGGCGCAACAGGCCTATATTGACCTCGCAGCCGGCGCGCGCGGTGTGTCGTTCTCGTACACGCAAGGTGATGGCACGCGTTCTGTTTCTTATCAACAAGCCTCAATGGCGGACCTGATGGCACTAATCCAGTTGCTGCAGGCGCAGTTGGGTATTGTTCCCCGCCCACGTCGGCCAATGAGGTTTAGATTCTGATGAATGACATCAAAATTTTAGGCCCGAATGGGCAGCCGCTACCGCCGATGCGGTCAAAGGCATCCATGCTGGTGGGCGGCAGCCGTGTGCCTTACGATGCGGCGGATTCGTTTAGCGACCAGTTGGCCAACTGGCAGCCTGCGTTATGGTCACCCGACAATGAGATCAATATCTACCGTGATCGCATTGTTTCCCGTGTGCGAGATCTTGCTCGCAATGATGGTTGGGCCAGCGGCAGCATTACACGCGTGCTGGATAACGCCGTCGGCGCCAACTTTCGTCCCATCCTCAAGCCTGACTATCGCATGTTGGCATTGATGACCGGCAATACAGCCTTCGACGCCACCTGGGCAGATGAATATGGCAAGGTGGTTGAGGCTCATTGGCGGTCATGGGCTAATGATCCGGGACGTTATTGCGATGTTGAGCGCAAACAAACGGTGTCTCAAATGCTGCGCCTGGGTTTTCGGCACAAGCTGCTTGATGGTGATGCGTTGGCGGTGCTGCAATACCGGCCAGACAGATTGGGGCGTGGGCGCGGCCGCTATGCCACAACGGTGCAAATCGTCGATCCGGACCGGTTGAGTAACCCGCAGCAAAACTTCGATATGCCGAATGTTCGCGGTGGCGTTGAAATTGACGGTGATGGCGCGCCAATCGCGTATCACATCCGTGAGGCACATATCGGCGACTGGTGGAGTGGCGCCAAGACGATGACGTGGCGGCGCATCCCGCGGGAAACAAGCTGGGGCCGTCCGCATGTGGTCCATGATTATGACCATGAGCGGGGCGCACAACACCGGGGAAATGGGATTTTAACGCCGGTTGTTCAGCGCCTGAAAATGCTCATCAAGTATGACCAGTCGGAGCTTGAAGCAGCGATCCTGAACGCCGTATTTGGAGCCTACATTACCTCTCCCTATGATCCGCAGATGGTTGAGGCGGCGATGGGGGAAACCTTTGACGATACTCAGATCGGTGCCTATCAAGAAGGACGCGTTGATTTTCACAATGATCGCCGCATATCGCTGCAAAATGGCGCAAGAATGCCGATATTGTACCCCGGTGAGGATGTAAAGGCAGTTAATGCTGCCCGTCCTCACAGCAATTTTGAGGTGTTTGAAAGTGCAGCGCTGCGCAATATCGCCGCGGCAACGGGCCTGTCAACACAGCAAGTAACGCAGGACTGGTCTGATGTTAACTACAGTTCGGCACGCTCTGCGATGCTTGAGGCCTGGAAGACACTGACCCGCCGACGCGATGATTTTTCTGTGGGGTTCGCCCAGCCGATCCTGTCCGCTTTTATTGAAGAAATCCACGATGCGGAAGACTTACCGCTGCCCAGTGGTGCACCGCACTTTCTGGACGCCAGGGCGGCGTATTGCCGTGCTCGCTGGATGGGGCCTGGTCGTGGCTGGGTGGACCCGGTGGCGGAGAAGAAAGGCGCCATTCTGGGTATGGATGCCGGGCTTTCAACGCTTGAAATGGAATCGGCAGAAAACGCCGGCGAGGACTGGGAAGAAATGCTGGATCAGCGTGCGCGCGAGATTGCCGCCTTCAAAGAGCGGGGGCTCCCGGTTCCGAGCTGGGCTCAGGCTGAAATCCTGGCACCTGAAACAATTAAAGATCCGGAGGCAGAGTGAATTTACCGCACCTGGCGCAGCGACTGTTTAACACACCGCTGGCGCTGCACCCGCAAAAGGCCGAAGTGGTCATGGCCGCGATGATGGACCGGTTCGGGATAACCCGCATCAACACGCTGGCATCTGACTGGCTGGGGGATGATGAAAGTTTTACCCGAAAGGCACGTAAACAGGACGCCGGCTATGACGTGGTTGGCGGTATCGCGGTGATCCCCGTGCAGGGGACATTGGTTCAGAAGTTGGGCAGTCTGCGACCCTACAGCGGTATGACGGGCTACGACGGGATCAGACAGTCGTTCCTGACCGCGATCAGTGACCCCGAAGTGAGCGGCATCTGCCTCGATATCGATTCTCCCGGCGGTGAGGTAGCCGGCTGTTTCGATCTGGTAGATGAAATTTATCACGCCCGCGGTTCAAAACCGATCCACGCCATCCTTACCGAAAATGCGTATTCCGCCGCGTATGCTATCGCCAGCGCGGCAGATCGCATTCATGTACCGCGCACCGGTGGTGTCGGTTCGGTCGGGGTGATCGTCATTCATTGTGACTGGTCACAGCGAATTAAAGAAGATGGCCTGGCGGTCACCATCATCACCTACGGTGACCGTAAAGCCGAGAGCAACCCCTACGTCAAATTGAGCGATCAGGCCCGTACCGCGATTCAGGATGATGTAGATGCGATGGGTAGGCTTTTTGTCAGTACGGTAGCCCGTAACCGGGGGATCACTGAAAAAACTATCCGTAACACCCAGGCTGCCTGTTTCCTGGCGGCTGATGGCGTCAAGTTGGGGCTTGCCGATGCGGTGATGACCCCTGATGCCGCATTCCGAAAATTAATCAATGAAGCAGGAGCTTAATGTATGTCTTATTTAAAGTTTGCCCATCTTCTAGGCCTCAAGAAAAAAGCGTCTGAGGAAGAGGACGACGACAAAGAAAAAAGCAAAAAAGCGAAATCCCGTCGCGCGGAAGAGGAGCGCGATGACGAGGAGGACGCTGAAGACGATGACGATCGCGAAGACATGGAAGACGACGACAATCGTGAACCTGACGCCGAGGATGATGATGGCGACAAGGAAAAAGGCAAAAAGGCGAAATCCCGTCGTGCTGAAGAAGACGACGAAGACGCGGAAGAGGATGAAAACCGCGATGTGAAAAAAGGTCGCCGGGCAGAGCGGAAACGTTGCGCCGCCATTTTTGGCAGTAAGCATGCCGCCGGCCGCCCGGACATGGCCGCTCACCTGGCATTCAATACCCGGATGAGTGCGCGTGAAGCCATCGACACGCTGGCGACGGTGGGCGCCGTAGCCCCACAGCCGCAAGCTAGAAAGTCGCTGGATGCCCGGATGCGTGAATCCGAGCAGGCACGATTGGGGCCCGACGGCGAGAAGCCAGCAACGGGTAAAAATGCGCTGGTAAGCAAAATGACCAGCCTCTATGACACTGCACGAGGTAACAAGTAATGGACCAGTTTGGACAAAATCAATTCGCGCCGGGCATGAAAAGTTCGCTGTTCGTACCTGATCAGCTGGTTTCCGGCCCGTTACAACTGGTCACTGACTCTGTCACGATCGGTGTTTCAGGGGCGCTTAAACGCGGGACGGTACTCGGCATGGTCACAGCGACCGGCGCGTATATCCCGAGCAAAAAAGACGCCACCGACGGCAGTGAAAAGCCGTCTGCCATTTTGGTCGATAACGTAGACACCACAACCACAGTACAAACTGGCGGTGTGTATCTGATGGGCGAGTTTAACCAGAACCGTCTAATTTTCGATGCAAGCTGGACCGTTGCTGAACTGAAAGCGCAATTCCGCCCGCTGGCCATCTTCCTGCGCGATAGCATTCAGTCGCCGGTATCCTGATTTAACCCTTTTGAAACGTAACTGATGCCAGTTCTTTGGCAGGGTTGCACTCGTCCTGAATTCTGGCCGGCTACGGTGCCGGCATCATAAAGAGACTGAATATGGAAAACATTTTTGATACCAGCGTGCTGGTCCAGGTCGTCCCTAACCTGAAAACCAGCCAAAACTGGCTTCTGGATCGCTTCTTCCCGAACGTGGTGACTTACGAGACGGAAGAGGTTGCCATCGATGTGGATGTGGGGCTGCGTCGTATGGCGCCATTCGTATCGCCGCTGGTGGAAGGTAAACTGGTCGAGAGTCGCAAATACCAGACCAATACCTTTAAGCCGGCATATATCAAAGACAAGCGCGCGCCGGATCTGCGCAAACCGATCCGCCGACAGATCGGCGAACGCATCGGCGGCGAATTTACCGCGGCAGAGCGCGAAATGCTGAACCTGCAGTTCGAGATGGCAGATCAGATTGACATGATTAATCGCCGTCTTGAATGGATGGCCAGTAGCGCCATGGTGTCAGGGAAAGTCACCGTGAACGGTGAAGGTTATGAAACCAAGGTAGTGGATTTTGGCCGTTCGCCTGATCTGACCATCACCCTCAGTGGCAGCGATAAATGGCCGCTAACGGTGGCGGCTGGCGCTACCAACACGCAGCCGTCGGATGACATTGAAGAGTGGCAGACGCTGATCCTCAAAAATTCCGGCGCGGTACCGACGGACTTGATCTTCACTAACAAGGCGTGGAAAGCGTTCCGGCTGGATACCACGATCAAGGATAACGCCATCACCTTCCCGGCGCTGAGCCCATTCGGCAATCAGATTAATGCCGGTGCGCAGGTGCAGAAAGGGGCCGTTTATAAAGGCCGCTGGGGCAACTTCGACCTGTGGCTGTATAACGACTGGTTCATTGACCCGCTGGACAATGTCGAAAAACCGATGATCCCTGATGGTGCCGTCATTATGTCTGGCGCTGATCTGATGGGGACTCGTGCGTTTGGCGTGATCCTCGATCCTGCTTTCAACTATGGCCCGCTGGCCTATGCCCCTAAGACCTGGGTAAAAGAAGATCCGGCGCAACGCCTGCTGATGATGCAGTCAGCTCCGTTGGTTATCCCAAGCCGGGTAAATGCTGCACTCTGCGCGACGGTGGTGTGATATGGCATCGAAAAAACAGCAAGGTAACGAACTGGGCGGCTTGCCGCCCGAGTTAATGGTTGGTGAACAGGAAAACGGCGAAGAGTTGAAAGTTGACGGTCAGGCACCCGACAATTCTGCCGACACCGACACCGACACCGACACCGACACCGACACCGACACCGACACCGACACCGACAATGATGACGATCGGGACGGTGAACAGTTGCCGGCCGGCATGGTTTCAGTGGTTGTCACCAAAGGTAATACGGTGCGGCACGATGGCTGTGACTATCCAGAAAACCGGGCGTTCATGTTGCCGGTAGCGGATGCGCAGCGCCTGATTGGTCTGGGCGTGGTTGCTGATGTTGAGCAGCTCCGCAAGTTAGCGTTGCTTCGCAGCGCGCCGGCCGTATCTGTACAATCGGGGGAGTAATGGGAATCAACTGGGATCAGCATTTGCTTGCGCCATTGCACGGCGTTTTTGGTGACCCGGTTGAGTATCGCCCTGGCGGCGGCGCGGAGCCTTACACCATTAGCGGCATATTCGATCGGGCCTATACACAAGAGGTTGAGCCGCTGGACGATGGAAGCACTATTAACACCACCAAGCCTGTGCTGGGTGTGCGTGATAGTCAGTTCCGGGCACCGCCTAAACAGGGGGACCGGGTATTGGTCGGCATCGTTGGTGGGGTGCCGGTCAATACGCTCTTTGCCGTTGCGGATGTTCAACCTGATAGCCACGGGGGGACGAAGCTGATTCTCAACAAGGTGAAATCATGAACCCGAGAGGAGTCCGGTTGCTGGTCATTGAGGCGTTGAAGAATAAGACCGATGCCGCCGATCGGGTTTATTCGCCTCGGGACTGGCCCACCACTGCGGATATGTATCCTGTTCTCCTGGTGCAGACACCGATCGACGTGAAGAATTCGCTGGGGCGGAATGTGCCCCAGTTCAACACGGTGACCACGGTCCGTATCACCGGCCGTCTGCAGGAACTGGACGATGAGGCGGAGGATAACGGGGCAGAAAAAGCTGAAGAAGCGTTGGAGCAGCTACGCGAGCAGGTAGAGCGCGCGGTCATCAATAGCTATGAACTTACGCGAAAAATTCAGCAGTTTCTGCAGGTGCGTTCGACCATTGATGTGGACGCCGGCGGCGAAGGGCATACCGCCCAGTTACTGATGGAACTGGATATCGAATACTACCAGGGCCCCGAAGAGTTTTATGAAATTGACGCTTCTCCGCTTGAGGGAATTGACGTCACGATCTCCATGCCGGATGGCACCCCTGAACCACTCGTAAAAATCGATCTGGAGTAACCCTATGTTTGTGAAACCCGTACCGGGGCGCATTGTGCGCGATCCGGTCAAGGGCACCTTTTTGCCGGAATCCGGTGAACAGGTTCCCGATAATATTTTTTGGGGGCGCCGCCTGAAGGATGGCGATGTACAAAAATTCGACCCTAACGCATCGACTAAGCCGGTGGCGGGGAAGAAAAGCCAGGAGAGTGATCAATGACCGTTCCATTTACACGCATCCCTTCAAACCATCGCGCGCCGTTTTTCTACGCCGAGTTTGATAACTCGATGGCGAATACTGCGACCGCGGTACAGCGCACACTGCTGATCGGGCAGATGCTGTCAACGGCGACGGCAACGCCAGGCATTCCGCAGAAAGTTTCTTCTGAATCGGCGGTAGCAGGCATCTGCGGCAACGGTTCCATGTTGCACAACATGATGGCGGCGTATCTGGCCAACGACATTTCTGCGGAAATCTGGATCCTGCCGTTATCGGATGGCACCACCGGAACAGCAGCGGCAGCCGGTAAATTACAGGTGGTGACAGCGGCGGCTGCGACCGGCGTTTTGTCGCTCTACATTGCCGGTATTCGTGTTCAGCTCACGGTCGTCAGTACCGATGATAATGTTGCCGTGGCCGCGGCGATTGCAGCGGCGATCAACGGTCAAAGCAAGATGCCGGTTACTGCTGTCGTGGATACAACAGCCACTGATACGGTGAACCTGACGGCGAAAAATAAAGGTGCGCACGGTAACAACATCGATATTCGCCTCAATTATCAGGGTGCTGCCGGCGGTGAGGAAACCCCGCAGGGCATGGAGTTGAAGGTAACGGCAATGGCCGGCGGTGCCGGTGCGCCGTCTCTGACTGATGCGCTGGGTAATCTGCAAGATCGTGCGTTTGACTTCATCGTCAACCCCTACACGGACACCACGTCGCTGGATGCCGTGAAAGAGTTCCTGTCAGATGCTACCGGCCGTTGGTCTTACGCGCAGCAGCTCTATGGCCATTCATTCGGCGCGCTGGCGGGCACGTATGGTTCCTTGTCCGCCGCCGGCGAAGCGCGTAATAACCAGCATGAGACGCTGCTGGGGATCAACGGCTCACCGACGCCCGCTTATCTTTGGGCCGCAGCGTTAACCGGGGCGATTGCGCCGAGCCTGCGGAACGATCCGGGCCGTCCAACACAGACGTTGACGATCAGTGGCGTACTGGCTCCGCCGCTGGAATCCCGCTTCATGCTGACCGAGCGCAATAATCTGCTGTACAGCGGTATCTCAACGTTTACGGTCGCTGATGATGGTTCTGTGCAGGTTGAAAAGACCATCACAACCTACCAGAAGAACAAGTTCGGCGATGCAGATGACAGCTACCTGAACATTGAAACGCTCTATCTGCTGATGTTCGTAACCCGCTTCCTGCGCACGCAAATCACTTCAAAGTTCGGCCGCATGAAGCTGGCAAACGACGGCACCCGTTTTGCACCAGGCTCCGCGATTGTGACGCCCAACGTGATCCGCGCGGAGCTGATCGCGCAGTATCGCACGCTGGAATATAACGGCTATGTGCAGGATGCCGCGGCATTTGCTGAGACGTTGCTGGTGGAGCGTAACAGCAGCAATACCAAGCGGATCGATGTGCTTTGGACGGGCACGCTGATCGACCAACTGGAAATTTTCGCACTACTCAATCAATGGCGACGCGCGCAGACCGCGGCCTAAGGGGGATTCATGGGAGATACAACTAACCGCCTGGCCGGGACCGCGTACGTTACCATCGATGGTGTAACGGTCATGGTTGCCGGCCAGTTCAAATACAGCCCCGGTAAAGTGGAGCGCTCCACGTTGACCGGGATGGATACGGTGCACGGTTACAAAGAAAAACCGCGGGCGCCGTTTATTTCCTACCAGGCGCGTGACAGCGGCGGAACATCGATCGCTAAAATCAATGATTCCACCAACGTCACGGTGGTCGTTGAGCTGGCCAACGGCAAAACAGTGATCGGCGAAAACATGTGGTCCGTTAATACGCAGGATGTTGATAGCGAAGAAGCGGTGTTTGATGTTCGCTGGGAAGGCGGATCGGTGACGGAGTATTGATATGGCAGTGCTTGATAAAACCAAAACGATCGTACTCAGCAAAGCGCTGGAGATGGCCAACATCCGCTACGAGAGCCTCGAACTGAAAGAGCCCGCACTGGCTGAGGTTGAGCAGTTCTATGAAACGCAGCGCAGCAAGAATGGCATGGCGGCCATGAAGCTGCTGCTGGCGTTAAATTCCGGCATAACTGAAAAAGTGTTGAGTGGCATGGCTTACACCGACTACAGGAAGTGTGAGGACTACTTGATGTCTTTTTTGACCTTCGATCCCTCGGCGGATGGCAGCAACTAGCTGCTGAGGTGACGAAGTATTACGGGTGGGGGCCGCAGGATGCGTGGTCCCTGACCCGTACCCGGTTGGATTTTTGGGCCGATCAGGCCCGTCGGATAGAAAAGCTTAAGGCGGGCAAGTAATGGCCAAGTCATTCGACTTTGAGCTGACGGCTAATGATGAGGCGTCAGCCGCAATTCTGCGGATTGAGGAAATTGTAAAGCACCTCAATCCACTGTTGGACAGAACGCGCGATGCGTTGGCGTTGGGCGGCCAGGAATCCAGAGATAACCTTGACGATTTGGGCAGCCGTTTTGATGTGTTGGCTAAAAATGCCAGAAGCGGCGTCCAATTTATCGGAGATTTGGTCCCGCCGCTCAAAATGGTCGGTGGATTAACCCTCGGGCTGGGTGGCGCTGCAGCGGTCGTCAACGTTGTTAAAAACAACCTGACCAATTTTGCCAACGCCGGCTACCGGATCGATACCGTTGCAAAAAACGTCAGCATGACGGCGGACGCGTTTCAGGAACTGACTGGGGCCATGATTGAAAACGGCAGCGCGCGTGAGGCTGCGGAAGGTTCGGTCAGTGAGTTGTTTGAAAAGGCGAATGATGCTGTACACGGCCGTAATGATGGCTTTCTCGCCTTGCTGAAACAGCGAGGGATAGGGATCAGCGAAACCAAGGATGGCCTGGCTGATGTAGGCAAGCTGATTAACGATCTCAACCGCGCCATGCAATCACTCCCTGCTGGGCAGCAGGCGCTGTTTGCCAACAAATTGGGCCTTTCGCCCGATCTTCTCAGCTATCTGCGTAACACGACCAGTGAAGTTCAACGGCTCAAGGATCAGGCCCGCCGGGATGGCCTGATATTTACCGAGAAGGATCTGCAGAATGCCCTGGCGTTCAAGCAGCAGCTGAACCAGATAGGTGCTGCCTACGACGGCATGCTGATGAAAGGGCAGGCTTGGCTGGGCCAGTCGGAAACCTTGGCGGCTTCGGTAGACCAGATCAAGCAGGTCGTCACCAATGGTCTGGACAGTACGGCAATCGGTTCGATCCTGACGTTTAACAGCGGCGGGAAACAGGCCGATGTTTTGCGGCAGGCTCAAGGCGACGAAAAATTTAAAGACACGCTTTCATGGAAAGAGAAGCTGGATTTAAAACTGGGCTATGCGTCGGAAGATCTGATCAAGAAACTGAACGGTTATTATAAGCCCGTATGGCGCGCCGACCAGCTGAAAGCCGATACCGAGAAAATTTCAGGTTACCCGGCGCCGGCTGAAAATGGGGCGATGTTGCCGTATGGCCAGCCGGGGAATAATGCACTCGGGCTGCGCAACAATAATCCGGGCAATCTGCGTTCAGCGCCGAATACGACTGGCCGAAACGGCGGCTTTGTCACGTTCGAAAATCCCAATGATGGGCTGGCGGCGCTCTCTCGACAGCTGATGCTGTTCGGCGATCGCGGTAAGAACACGTTGAACAGCATCATCCCGACGTATGCGCCATCCAGTGAAAACAACACTCAGGCCTATATTGATGCCCTGGCTAAACAGACCGGTTTCAACCCTGTGGAACCGCTTGACCTGCATTCGCCGGCGGTGCTTGAAAAGCTTATCCCAGCCATCATCAAGCATGAAAACGGCGCCCAGCCATACAGCCGCGATCAAATTTTCTGGGGGATCAGCGATTCGGTCTTTGATCCTCGCTGGTCTGGCTTGCGTGACCAGAATAATCTTTACGGGCAGCGAGCATCTGGTTTGTTCGAACTCTCTGATCAGGGGCAGTCATTACAGCCGCCAACGCCAAAGGATTCGTCAACGCAAGCCTCGCTGTTTGCACCGAATGATCAGCGAGAGGAAACCATCGGCCAGATCTCTGATGCCATGTCTAAGGCGATCGACGAGAACAAATTCCAACTGGAAATTACACTGGTCAATCCCCAGACCGGCGAGCGCCGCAAGGTACAAACTGAAGGCGGTGGCCGCGTGGCCTTGTCAATGCAATCACTGAGTTAAACCGCTTCGGCGGTTTTTTTGTTTCTGGAGAATTTATGGCTCTGATCACTGATGCGATCTCATCGCTGCTTGGTGGCGGCGACAGCTGGGATTGGTTTGAGCATATTCACCCGGCATCATTTCGCGGCGTTCCTTTTGCAGTAGTCAGTGCCGAAGGCGTATTTGGCCGGCGCCAGGCCGTGCATGAATACCCTTATCGCAACACCGCCTGGGTGGAAGACCTGGGTCGTGGTACGCGCAAATTAACGATCAGGGGTTTCATCGTCCATAACAGCCTGGCGTATGACGCACCTGATGTGATAACGCAGCGTGATTCACTGGTGGCTGCGTGCGAGACGGAAGGGCCGGGTACGTTGATACATCCGACGCTTGGGGAGCTTACCGTAAGTGTGCCGGATGGCGGTTTGCGGGTGCTTGAGAGCGTGGATAACGGCCGTTCCTTCGAGTTTACCCTGACGGTCATTGAGTCCGGTTTAAAGGTATTTGCGATCACCGGCAGCACTCAGGCGGCATCACTGGTTCAGGCAAACTGGTTACGAACCGGCCTGATGGCGGCCACAAAATTTATTGCCACGGTTAAAGGTGAGATCCGCAGTGTAACTCAGACCATCAAGACGTTGCGCAATACCGCTGCGTTTTGGGGAAACATGGTGAAAAGCACCGCAAATGAGGTCACTAATCTCAGTAATGTCCTGAAATCGACCTTCGGTAGCGCCCGGTATGGGCGATACAACAAAGGCACCGTAGGGGGAGGAGTTTCGGGATCAACCGGTGCAGTAAATCGAACAGCAGATACCGACAATTACGCCGGATTGGTTAACCAAAAAATGGCGCAAGCGGTAACAGGACGCGCTGAATTGTTGGCGCTCACGGCCACATTTGAGGGGGTAGCCTCCGTCGATGCCTTCCCCGTTGATGCCAGAGCCATCATTGATGCGGTCATTTCGTTCAGCGGCAGTGTAGAAGAAAAAATCCGCATGCTGGAAACGTTGGCCTCGTATCGAAACACCACGTTTTACGCCACCTCGGGTGAAAATTCGGTAGCCAATGGCGCCACTATCCTGCTCTGCGTACTGTCCGCCGGCGCACTGGCAGCGACCGCCGCCAATTATGAGCCATCAAGCTATGACGATGCCATTTTGATGCTTAATCGCGTCTGCGACACGCTGGATGAGGTGCTGTTGATGGCGGCGGATGCCGGGGACGACGACGATTATCTGAACCTGTTGCAAACCCGCGATGCGCTGGTCAACGCTTACAGCCAGAAAGGCGCCGTTCTTAGTTCACTGACCCAGGTTGTTATGCCCACATCGTTACCGGCGTTGGTGCTGGCCAACCGCATGTATCAGGATGGTGCTCGGGGTGATGAACTGGTTCAGTCTGTCGGGCCGCGCCATCCGGCATTCATGCCCACCAAATTTAAAGCGCTGAGAAAATGAAAGATGAACTGATTTTGACGGCCGGCGGTAAGCGAATTTCCGGCTGGGATTCTGTTCGCGTTACGCGAGGCATTGAGCGCTTGCCATCGGATTTCGACCTGTCGTTGATGGACTACTACCCCGGTAATGAAGAAAAGCAGCTGGTGCTGCCCGGAGACAGCTGCACGGTGCATCTGGGGGATGATCTGGTCATGACCGGCTATGTCGATCGCTGGAATCCGGTTATTGGCAAAGAGCGCCATGAAGTTCGCGCTACGGGCCGGAGTAAATGCCAGGACCTGGTGGATTGTTCAGCTGAATGGCCTAACAACGTGATCAGCCAGGCTAATGCCCTGCAGATAGCCCAAAAGCTGGCGGCGCCATACGGCATCACTGTCAGCAGCGACGTGAATGATATGACGACGGTTCCCCAATTTACCCTGAACTGGGGGGAGTCTTCGCAAGAAGTGATCGACCGGATCACCCGTTGGGCCGCAATGCTGTATTACGACAAGCCCGATGGAAGTCTTTTCCTTACCCGCGTCGGAACCGCCAAGGCGGCCAGCGGCGTGGCGCAAGGGGAAAATATTGAGACGGCATCTTTCATGTCATCGATGGACGAACGTTTTTCCGATTATGTCGGGGTATCAATGTCGATGACGCCGGCGATGGAGTTGTCCCCGGATAGCGGCTATTCCGCCGTAACTCTGGCGCGCGCTCAGGATCCGGAAGTCGCCAAAATGCGCTACCGCAATCGGATTGTCATCGTTGAGAGCACGATGAACTCTCACGGTCAGGCGCAAAACTGCATCGACTGGGAGATGAACCGGCGATATGGCCGTTCACGACGCCTGCAGGTGGAGATCGATAGCTGGCGAGACAAGGCCGGAAAACTGTGGGAGCCGAATACGATGATCCCCATCAATATTCCTGTTTTTGGGCTCAATAACGTGCAGTGGCTTCTGGCGGAGGTCACCTTTACCCGTGATGAGCGGGGCACGCGGGCCAATCTCATCATGATGCCGAAAGAAGCATTTGCCGTTCAACCCTATCAATTCTATAGCCAGGTGCAGGAGCTAAATCGATGAATGACGGCATGTTGAGGCAGCTTGGGCGCCGGGTGGCCATGATGATCGGCCTGGGTAAGATCACCGGGTACGGCGATGCCGGCGGCATTCAAAAACTACAGTATCAGACGCCACTGGAGGTGAGGGGGGACACCCCGAGAATGGCGGAGTTTGGATTTTCTTCCGGTCTCCCGGTGGGTACGGATGTGGTGCTGGCGTATCTGGGGGGGGATCGTTCCAGCGCCGTGATCGTGGCCAGCAACAATCAGCAATACCGGCAATCGGGTTTAAAAAGCGGCGAAACGCTGATTTATAACCAGTGGGGAATGTTCATAAAACTCACGGAAAACGGCATTGAGGTCGAAGCGAAAGGGAAACCGGTAACAGTGGCCAATGCGACCACGGTGACCGTCAAGGCTACCGAGAAAATCAGGCTTGAAACACCACGTTTGGAAGTGACCGGCGACGTGATCGACAACTGCGACAGCAATGGCGCCACGCTGAAAGCCTTACGCGATGCTTATAACGATCACGACCATATCGTGAAAAATGTCCAGAGCGGCAACGATGAGAAAACCAGCGAGAAACCGGGGGAGATCGTCGAATGAGTGATATCAGCTCTTTTTGGGACATTGAACGGCTGGTGGCTGAGTGGCGTGAGGGAAACGGCGACTTGGTCAATGGCGATGATCTGCAGACAGCGATGATTATTAGTCTGTTCACCGATCGCGTCGCCCGTGATGACGATGATATAGACGGAGAAGACCGCCGCGGCTGGTGGGGGGATATGGGGGAGGAGCATAACATCGGCTCCCGGCTGTGGTTGTTGCGCCGTCAGAAATTGACCCAGGACGTTGCTCAAAAAGCGGAAAACTATGCCCGCGAGGCATTGCAGTGGTTGATCTCCGATGGTGTGGTGTCGTCGTTCACCATAGCAACCCAGATCGTATATCCACGCAGGCTAAATATGGTCATTCGCTATCAACGTCCGGGGAATAGTGACCGCACGGACATGCGATTTTTTTGGGTTTGGGAGCAATAAATTATGCCATTCAATAGGCCGACACTTACCGAACTGCGCGCAAAAAACCGCACGCAGCTTCAGGCTGAACTGAAAAAAACCGGTGCACTTTTACGCTATTCCAACATGCGTGTTTTGGCGGATGCCGACGCCGGCCTGGCCCATTTACATTACGGGTATCTGGATTACATCGCGCTGCAGTCCACCCCTTTTAATGCCACCGATGAATGGCTATCGGGGTGGGCTGGCCTTAAAAGTGTCTACCAGAACCCGGCCAATCCGGCATCCACACCGTCCTATGAATTTAGCGGGACAGCAGGGACGCCAGTCAATAAGGGCGCCGTATTACGCCGCGGTGATGGTTATCTCTACCGGCTTGAAGAGAACGTAACGATCGGGGGAAATGGGAAAGGTGTCGGCAAGCTCACCGCAATATTGCCCGATATCATCGACGCCCCGACAGGGGGCGGCATTGATGGTAATGCGGATGCCGGGACGACCCTGACACTGGATGTGTCTCTACCCGGCATCGATGCCAGTGGCGTAATGCTCGAACCCGCGACCGGCGGCGCAGATATTGAGACGCAAGAAAGCTTCCGTGCCCGCATGCTGCTGGCCTACCAAAAGCCACCTCAAGGGGGAAGCGACACGGACTACGAGCAGTGGGCGCTGGCGGTACCCGGTGTTACCCGTTGTTGGGTAAAACGGCGTCTTATGGGGGCCGGCACGGTTGGGGTGTACATCATGTGTGATGGCAACGACGAAACCAACCACGGCTTCCCTGTAGGTAGCGACGGCATATCGCAGTTGGACGACTGGGGAGCACAGAAAGCCACGGGTGATCAGGGGCGTGTGGCCGACTACATTTACCCGCGCGCGCCAGTCACTGCTCTGGTATACGTTTGTTCGCCAGTGGCCAAGACCGTGGATTTTGAGATCAGCGGCATTTCGCACGTTGGCAGAGATATTACTGCGGCCATTGCAGCGGCTATCGATAATGTATTTTTTGAAGGTGGTACGCCGGTCGGCAATGGCAGGATCTTCCTATCAGACCTGAACAGGGCTATCAGGGACATTGAGGGAACGGCCGGTTTTATACTTGTTTCCCCATCAACGAATATCGATCTTGGGGTAGGGGAGCTGCCTGTACGCGGTGAGGTGAAGTACACATGAGCCAGTTTACCGCAGAGGAATATCAACGTGCGCTACAGGCGCTAATACCCACTGGATTAGCGTGGCCGCGCGACCCAGGAGGGGTTCAGGCCGCGGTTATTCGTGCTTTGGCTTCGGGGTTCCAACGTAGCGACAACGATGCGATAGCGTTGCTTGTTGGCGCTTTCCCTGAAACCGCAACCATCATGCTGACTGAATGGGAAAAAACGTTGGGCTTGCCTGATGACTGTTCGATCGGCGAAGTAGACACGATAGCGAAACGCCAGGCGGTCGTAGTGTCAAAATTTATCAGTACCGGCGGCCAGTCACGCACCTATTTTATCGGTATCGCCAGAGCGCTCGGTTACAACATCACCATCAAGGAATACCGCCAGGCGCGCGCCGGGCTGTCTGTGTGTGGCGACGGGTTAAATGGCGACGACTGGCCCTTTGTGTGGCTGGTGGAGGCTGAAGAAACTACCATTTCATACGCTCGCGCAGGCATTACTTATTGTGGTGATCCGTTGCGTTCATGGGGTAATCGGCAGTTGGAGTGCAGAATGAACGCCCTATCGCCGTCACATACAATAGTCAAATTTGGTTATATCAATTTCGGGTTTAATGATGAAGGTGTTTATGATGTAACACCAGAATTCGCCGATATGTTTGATACTGCCTCAGGCTATTTATAAAAATCAACTAATCATATTATCGCTCAGTGAGTGAGGAATAATTATGCAAAAAGTAGGAAACACTACAGATACCGCAGATGCAAATGGTGAGTATACCAATGGTAATGTTGCTCAGGGAATACCACCTACAATCATTAATGCTGAGATGCTGAACACGTTTCAAAGGGAGTTGGTTAATACTGTTGAAGGGGCCGGGATTGATTTAGATGCGGGAGACTTTGGTCAGCTACTTAAAGCAATTAAAAAAATTGTGACTGAGGCGACAAGCAGCGATATTGATAAAATATACCCAGTTGGGCTGATCGTTTGGTTTGCGCAAAATAAAAATCCAAACACTCTTTTTCCGGGAACTACTTGGAAATATATTGGGGAAAATAGAACCATACGACTTGGTAAGGCCGATGGTACAGATATTATGTCAGTTGGTGGAGCGGACGCTGTTAAGTTGACGCAAGAGAACCTTCCTGCGCACAACCATGCATTTTCTGCAAATACTAGTTCGTTTGATCATGGTAATAAAGGTACTGATTGGTTTGATTATGGAACGAAAAGCACAGATGTTCAGGGAGCTCACCAGCATACATATATGCAACCGAATTACCCTAATGGCGATGGTGCCTCTGGCAGCCAATTTAGTTTGTCATCATCCCCTTCTCAGACAACATCCGCGGGCGCTCATTCTCACTCTGTTGCTATCGGTGGACATTCCCATACTATAGCGATAGGTTCACATTCTCATTCAGTTTCTGGAGTAACAGGTAACTCTGGTACAGGTACCGAAATTTCAGTGGTGAACTCATTCATTAGATTAATGGGTTGGTTTCGCACCGCTTAATTACAATGTTTTTTTAAATATTGCAGGTGAACCTGCATATAAAGAATTTGCTGTAACGTTATCTGATACAACACTATTTGCAGCAATAATACTATTATCACCAATGCTCACTCCTGGTAATATAACTGACCCAGACCCTATCCAAACGTTTTTACCTATATTGATAGGTGCAAGAATGTTATTTTCGTGGCGTCTTGCAGGATCTGTGTGATGGGTGACCGTAGTTAGGGTTACGTTCGGACCTATCATAGTCCCATCTTGTATGGTTATTACTTCATTATCAAGGAAGTTACAGTTTGAATTAATGAAAACATTCCCTATAAGATTGATCCTTCCAAACTCAAAATAAAAAGGAGCTACGACATTGCTTTGACATGTTATTGTTATTCCGGATTTTGATAATATTTTTATCCTTTTTTCTTTTGAAAGATAAGACGTGTTAAAAAATAGTCTAGCTTTTGATGGAGATACCTTTTTTTTTAGTAGGAAAAAATAATATCTAATCAATTTAATCACCCATTCCAATATTTATATATTACACGGTTTTCGCAAAGATACTTTCATGATATTCGAGCTCCGATTTCATTCATCTTTTCTAAGATGTTATTTAACTCGTCTTCTGACAAGACTAATTGGGCCGCCATGAAAAACAGAATATGTGGTGACATAGCGCGGGGCTCGGCCCCACCTGTGTACTTTCTCCACTGACTATTGCTGGCAACGCCTGCAAGATCAGCCATTTGTGTTCCGGTGAAGCCAAGATCAGATTTTAATCGCTCCAGATCTTCATGAGTCGGAGACGTGTATTCGTTTATTAGTCTCATTGAGTACTCGCTAAAAAGCCCCTGTTGGGGCTTATTTTAAATAAATTTGATGATGATGGTAGTTACCGTGGCGACCGCACCGATTAGACCGGTTGCGACAGCCACCGGATACCACATTGTTTCCCGGTTAATTTTCGCTGTCTCGGCCATCAGCTTGGCAATTTCAGCGTGGATCTTTTCAAGCTCTGCTGCGGTCATGTCGTTTGTCATCTCGTTCTTCCTTTCGGGTTCGGGCTGCGGCCTTTCCGCTACCTCATGTAATAAATAATAGCCCCATTGGTGCTAATTGTCAACGGTAAAATTACCATCAGGAAATTTTATGGCACAAAGATACAACACCGGAAATCCACGACCTTCTAACAGTATGAAGGACTTAAACGATAATGCTCTTGCATATGATGATTTCTTGAATAGTGAAGAAGATCGGGCATTTGACCGGTTTGGAAGAGGGTTCCCAACGGTAAGAAAGCAAGTTAATGAAAGAATTGATGAGCTTGCTGGATATACAAAGAATGCCGAGGAGTATGCTAAAGATGCGGCTGCTAGCGCGGGAATAGCTCAATCTGGCACGGATGCCTATACCGATGTTGCCGAAGCTCAAGGAGCAATTGATTCAGGAAAGGAAACTCGTCGTTATTTCTCTGTTCGCTCGACCATTTCAACGCAGTGGGTTGATGAATATGAGAACGTCAACGGTGTAGCGACGCCAACTGGCCGCTATCTGAGCAATGGGAAATACGTTGATGAGATTGCCGCATCGGTTATTTCGCTGCTGGCGAGTCTTATGGAGACGAATAAGAGAACTGCCGCCCTGAGACAATATCAATCAGAGCAGTGGCAGTGGACAGTAGAAAGTGCGCTCGGCCCTTCTCAGACGGCAATGGCATTAGATAATGATTTTGGTCTATGGCTTGCCGGTTTAAAGTCATCCATCCAGGATTACGTTGAGCAGTTAATTCCGAAAAACATTGCAAATCGTTATCAAAATATGCAGTTCGTCCTCGTTGCCAAAAACGGGGTTGATGGCCTATTAACAATTAACGATAACGGCGATGTAAGAATGGTCGGTATGGATGACGTTCTGCAAGACAGATTAGAATCCATATGCTCGACAAATTTCTCTCGTCGGATTGTCGGCTTCCAGTATGTGATTTTCGCGAAAGACCTCAAGTCGGCCTTATTCGCAATTGACGATGACGGTGGAGTCCATATCCCTGGCATTGATGGCCCGCTACAAGACAACCTCGGTGAGTCTCTTGCATCAATCAAGACTGTCGGCGGCGTTCCTGCAGCGGCGTGGCGCGGAGATGTAGTTTGGTCTGAGCGTCCGGTATTAACTGCGCAAAAGCTGTCAGCATCAGGATTCGTATTCAGTTACATGCCAGGTGGCGAGGCAACCGCGGGGGCTGGTGTGATGTATGTCCCGTCCCTGCGTGAAATGCCCGTTGACGCTGAAGAATCACATGGCGGTGGCTCAGCGGGGCAATCGCTTCATCTTTCAGCCGATTTTGCCGGTTCAAACATCGTTAACAGGAACCCTGCTTTTCGTGGCCGCATATTAGCGGGTGCGCGAGGCAAGCCTGAAGGAAATAATATCAACCCTGTGACAGTCGATGATGTCTCGACGATGAACGACATGAGCTACCCACCATATCGTCAGGGGAACATTCTGCCAATGTATAACGCATTGATGGATATGGGGGTGGGCAATATCGTCTTTATCCATGCCCCGTTCGCCGCCGGTGGTCGCTCATTTGTGCAAATCAGCCGAGGTACCGTGCCTTATGAGAACGGCCTGAAATACGTGAAAATGGCTAAATCCGCCTCTGATGCAGTGGGCAAACGCTATGTATTCAAGTTCCTCGGATTCGAACATGGCGAAACTGATTCCGATAATGGTGATTGCCCCAATCCTGGGGATTATCTCGCAAAAGAGATCGTTTATTTCTCCGGCATTCAAATCGACTTCAAAGGCATTACCGGCCAGCCGGACGATTTCCTTATCGTCATCGGACAGGTCGGAAGCCGTATCGATACAAAGACCGGCGCAGTTGATGATGAGGGCAACCCCACAGACGGAAGCGTCGTTGTCCAGCCGTACTCTGTACCTGCCGTTGATCAGCTTGCCTATGTGCGTCAGAACCCGCCCACGGCGATTATGTACGGCCCTAAATACATGCTGAACTGGCTCTATAACGACAACTCGCTCAGTCATCTGAATGCAAAAGGGAAAGTGCTTCAGGGGGAATATACAGCCCAGGCTATTCACTGGCATCTGTACAACGCAGAGAAAAAAGGAACATGGACGGGGTTGAAAGTAAAAAGCCTTACCGTATCAGGAAATATTGCAGATCTGCTTTGTGATGTGCCTTACGCGCCGATCGTTATTGATACGACGTTCATCGCAGACTGTTTGAATCAGGGTATTAGCCTTGAGAAAAACTCGGCAGCGGTTCAGAGCATCACAATCGTTGACGGTAACATTATTCGCGTTGAGTTTGATAAAGCTCCCGCATCAGACGACTACATGCTGATCGGATTTACAAATACCGCGCTAAGTTCAAGCGGTCACGTTTATCCGCTTACATGCTTCCGTGATTCGTCGTCGGTTAAATCCCGATGGATCACGCGAAATAATGCCCCATTCCCACTATACAACTGGCTGTGCCTCGATCGCCTGCCAATGACCGGAGAATTTTAAATGGTAGCAGTAAACCAAACTGGGAAAGCCTATTACGGTTTTCGCCCAGCGTTAGATCTATCAGCGTCTATTCTCGACCCTCAGGCTCTTTTTACTGCATACAAGGCGCGTGTGGTTGCAGATGGTGGCACTATCCCAGATGAAGCCGGTTGCCTGGCCCGGTTTTCATTTTTGCTGAATAACGGCATGTATGAGAAAACCGCATTCTGTGCAGCGCCTGCATTTGGATTGAAAGTTGACGGCGTTGGAAATGTCCAAACCGTTTATAACCTGCTCGGCGATGCTGGCGATTTAATCGCAGGCTCGCAGGGTACGCCGCCGTTACCCATGACTTACGATGCTACATCCCGCGCGGTTATAATTCAGGTGACATCAGGTGGTGGGTGGTATCTCAAAAGCCGCGCGAGCCTTGTCATTCATAAAAGTTCGACTTATCTGCTCGCTGGCCGCATGAGCGATCTAAATCGCGCTGACAACAACGGCATTACTGCAGGATACAATCTGACAGGTTTGCCGATGGCATATCTTCGGACAATGATAACGAACGGTCAAAAAGAGACGGAAGCCTGGCGTTATGGAACACGCGATAGCGCTTGGCCAGCTGGTAGCGGTGGCGCGCTCAATGCCGCTACGAATATTTATGCTGACTACGTGCCATCTGCGGGCCTTTTCAAAGTGGCTCAAGGGGTTGTTGAGGGTTACGAGAAAGGGAAGTTGCTTGTGACCTCCGCACCTGCGGCAACTGGAAAACTGGCCGACTTGAGCAGTTACACTTCACCGATGTTGATCGGTGGTACGCAGTTGGCGAACAACATCGTCAGTGCGTGCTACGGGGCATTCCAGGACATGCTCTGTCTTCACACCGCAGACGAATCAGACGCGATTCTTGCATCACGATTGGGGATGTAACTATGGTTGAAGATTGGATGATCACACAGGATTGGCAAAATCCGAAATGGAATCGGGACGGTAGCCAGCCTCATCACTGGCATAATTATGTCTCAAGCGCTGTTCAGCAAATATGGCAAAGCTTTACTGATGAGCAAAAGCAGGTGCTAGCCGCTGGGTTTGCAGAGGTGGCGCTGAACGAGGATTGTTGGGATTAAAGCAAAGGCCGGGAGGGAACCCGGCTATTTGTACAGCGTGGCAAAGTCGAATGAGAGCGCGGCATCAACGGCTTTGCCCTCTGTTTCAAACGGTACATCTGACACAAGCGGCCAGCGCCCCTTGTGCCACACATAAAGCCAGTGCTGCTGCTCTTCGTCTTCGCGAATTGCGAACATCGGAGGGCTATTTTGCTGAGGCTCTGGGTATCTATCGTTTTCGTTGAGAATGAAGATCTGCCGGCCGGAGAGGGTGATGCTACCCAT